ACGTGAAGACGGCCCAGACCACGATCGAAACCCTTCGGACCGACCACCAGAAAGAGATCGCGCGAATCCAGAAGAACACGGCCCTTCGAATGGCCCTGGCAGATAAGGCCCACGACCCGGCCGACATCATTTCCCTTCTGGACCTTGACAAGATCGAGGTCGACGACGCCGGCACGCTGAAAACGGACCTGGAAAGCCTTCTGAAACCCTTGAAGGAGTCGAAGGCATACCTGTTCAAGACCCAGGAACCGGCGAAGAACCCCGACATCAAGGGCGCGAAGCCCGCTGACCCCGGCGCACGCCAGGACCCGGCCACGAAGGCCGACGGCCCTGTCGTGATTTAACAAACCTGTCAACAGACAAACGAAAGGAATGATTTTCAATGGCACGAACCAAAGCTATCAGCCTGATCCAGAGCGGCGCGACGAAGGTCGACCTGGCCGAACTGTCCGGCCTTGTGATCGCCAATATCCAGAAGGAAACCCTGTCTTCCGGCTTGAAGTCCCAGTCCTACACCGGCAACCCGGCGACCGGGTCTGTGGAGTATAAGCGGTTCAAGAACAGCGCGTCCCAGGCATACGGGACCGCCAGAGTCGCCGGCAAGGGCGACGCGATCACCGTCCCCCCGACCACCGTCAACCTGGACACCCACCGCGAGATCGTCGAGGAAGCCGCGAAGTTCGACCTGGACACTTTCGGCGTCGGTAACATCATGGCCCGCCGCGCCGACAACCACGTCGACACCGTGGCGGCCGAACTGGACGCCGCCTTCTTCCTGTGCGCGGCCAATGAGGGAACCGCCTTCACCACCACCGAAACCGACATCGAAGCCCAGGTCGAAGCCCTGATCCAGACCCTTGAAACCGTGAAGAACGACTACGTTCGCGGCGTCCCCCGGAACCTGATCCGCCTGGTCCTGGACCCTGTCTTCTACGGCAAGATCAGAACCTACCTGGACAAGAACACCAACAACGCCAACGTGGACACCGCCGCCGAGGACTTCGCCCTGTTCCACGGCGTCCGGGTCTATTCTTCCATCAACCTTCCCGTGACCACCGGAACCGTCGAAACCACCAAGACCAAGACCACGACCTACC